TTTTTTTTGACAAGAGCGTACGGTTCAATCCCTGCCTCCCCTGTTAGCACCCTTGAAAAAGACTCTCTTCTTATCCTTTTCTAGTTACGTTCGAATTCCTATGGCCACTTCAGCCTTCAATATCAACAATCTCGTCGCCTCAAATGGTGACAAAGGTCTGATGGCAAATGCCCTCGTTGACAAAATAGCTCATGAGCAGCTGGAGGAGCAACTCCAACATCAACGTAGAGGCCGTAAGGTCTACATCCGAAATGTTTTGGATGTAAAGGACTCCGAGATCATCCGGAGTCGGTATGGAGGTAAGTACGACCTCCATCTAACCCAGCAGGAACAAGCTCCTCACGGTCTTGCTGGTGCCCTCCGCTTGTGTGAAACACTTGATTGTCTAGACTTCTTCCCTAATTCAGGTCTGCGGCAGGACCTCGTCTTAGACTTCGGTGGTAGTTGGGTCACACACTTCCTCCGCGGACACAACGTACATTGCTGCTCTCCTTGCCTAGGTGTTCGCGATAAAATGCGGCACACCGAACGCTTGATGACGATGCGCAAAGCCATTCTGAACGATCCTCAAAAGTTCGAAGGCAGGCAACCGAATTTCTGTACATCACCGGCTGCCGATTGCGATGTTAAAGCCCACTTCGCGATCTCAATACATGGAGGATACGACATGGGCTTCCAAGGACTGTGCCAAGCTATGCATGCTCACGGCACCACCATTTTAAAAGGGACAATGATGTTTGATGGGGCAATGCTGTTCGATACCGAGGGTTTTATTCCTGACCTTAAATGCAAATGGAAAAAGATAAAACCTTTCACTTTCGAGAAGGAAGACCAGACTTCAAAAGTTGGAAAATTAAACTCAGTCGTCTTCTCTGCAGCACGCGTTAATACTCTCATAGCTTTCGACTTTGTCGATGAATCTACCCTCTCTTACGTGCACGAGTGGGAGAATGTCAAATCATTCCTTACGGACCAGACGTATCATTATAAAGGGATGACTTATGGCATAGAGAGATGTCTTATACAAAACGGTATAATGACGTATAAAATTATCGCCACACCCGGGAGCTGCCCCCCTGAATTAATCAGACATTGTATATGGTTTCCGTCCTTGAAGGATTACGTTGGGTTGAAGATACCCACGTCTCAAGATTTGGTCGAATGGAAAACTGTTCGTCTCCCGCTGTCAACTCTGCGAGAGACTGAAGAAATAGCCATGCGTTGTTACAATGATAAGAAGAACTGGATGGAACAATTTAAGGTAATCCTGGGGGTGTTGTCCTCCAAATCCAGTACTATCGTTATTAATGGTATGTCGATGCAATCGGGTGAACGTGTCGAAATATCCGACTACCATTACATTGGCTTCGCAATTCTTCTACACACCAAGATGAAGTATGAACAGTTAGGTAAGATGTACGATATGTGGAACAGCGGTGTAATTAGAAAATTTTTCGCGAGCTTAACCAGACCGTTGAGAGTTTTCCTCTCCGGTTGCGTGAAAACCCTGTTTCCCACATTACGACCCAGAGACGAAAAAGAGTTCCTTGTCAAACTTTCTACCTTTGTTACATTTAACGAAGTTTGCCAAGTCGATTTGAACGCTGAGTGGGATGTCGTGACCGCTGCAGCATATACAGCTGAGTGGGCCGTTGAAGATGGAAATACACTTGCGGCCGAACGAAAGAAGCAAGCGGATGAAAAAGCGTCAGAACCGGTTATAACCGATGAAACGGAGCACCAAACCTCCGGAGATGGACTCGACGCTTCTGAGCGGACAGATCTTCCAGACCCTATGCAATCCCTGTCTACTCAAACTAAGTCTCCCGAGACTCGCATAGCGCAGCGTGCAACTGCCATGCTAGAGTACACCGCTTACGAGACCCAACTTCATAATAACACCGTGTCCAACCTAGCGAGGATATGGTGCTCAGCCGGTGGTGACAACAAGACCAATTCTCTCGAGGGCAATTTACATCTTGTCTTCGACACTTACTTCGCTGTCGATCCACTCGTCAACGTCCATTTTCGTAATGGGCAGTGGATGCGTAGAGTCCCTGATGGGATCCACTACTCGGTCGGTTATAATGAAACCGGCCTTGGTCAGAAGATGGAAGGAGAACTCTACATTGTGAACGCAGACTGTGTTATAGCAAACAGTCAACCTTTAGCTCAATCTACCCGAGGTTTGTTGGCCCCAAGTGGGACCATTAGCCTCGTGGATGGCGTCGCTGGGTGTGGCAAAACCACTGCCATTAAGAAGATGTTTAATCCAGCGACCGATTTGATAGTCACGGCGAACAAGAAATCCGCCTTGGATGTTAGGCAAGCTTTGTTTAACTCCACCGATTCTAAGGAGGCCACCACCTTCGTTAGAACAGCTGATTCCGTGCTATTGAATGACGCATCAGATGTGTCCAGGGTATTGATCGACGAGGTTGTCCTGTTACATTTCGGACAGTTGTGCGCAGTGATGGCAAAATTGAAAGCGGTTAGAGCTATATGTTTTGGAGATTCTGAACAAATCGCTTTCAATTCAAGGGATGCCTCATTCGATATGAGAAATTCAAAGTTGCTTCCCGATGAAGTAAGTTCGGCTGATACTACGTTCCGTAGCCCACAAGACGTGGTCCCCATCGTTAAATTGATGGCTACGAAAGCTCTCCCGAAAGGAACGCACACTAAGTACACTCGATGGGTGTCTCAGTCGAAAGTCCAACGTTCCGTTTCCACTAGAAGCGTAGCTAGTGTAACCATGGTGGATTTGAGTGAAGATCGATTCTACATCACCATGACTCAAGCCGACAAAGCGGCTTTGATATCGAGAGCTAAGGAACTCAATATGTCTAAGAGATTCGTTGAAAATAACATTAAAACCACGCACGAATCCCAGGGCATATCTGAAGATCATGTTACTTTGGTAAGACTTAAAACCACAAAATGCGATCTGTTTAAGAAATTCGAGTATTGTTTGGTCGCTGTTACTCGTCATAAGTCTACCTTTAGGTACGAGCACGTCGGAGATCTCCCCGGCGATCTGATTGCTATGTGCCTGACCAGAAAGTAATCGCCTTTCTGGTCGTCCTCTGAAGTTGGTAGTAGTGCTCTAAACTACCTGAAGTCACTAAACGCTTATGCGGTGAACGGGTTGTCCATCCAGCTAACGGCTAAAATGGTCAGTCACGCCTAACGGTGTGCCGTCTCCCTACCGGTGAGATGAGGTGCCTTTGAAGTCCTCTCCTAGACTTCTTCGGAAGGTGGTAGTCTTAGACTACCACCGTGCATGTTACCACACTGATGGTAGCAAGAATGCAGGCATCGCCCGTGGTTTACCATGGGTTCTCCATAAG